AGCATCTATACCATTAATTAACGCACTAGTAAAAAGACCTTCTGTAACCCCTACCCCTGTAGAGTCTGCATTAGCAATAACTACAGAAATTCCATTAGCTGTAAAAGTAGGACTTGCAGTTGTAGTTACATCTTGATGGGGGTGGTTAGCCAGGAAGTCCGATATAAGGCTTTTCCAGTCTCTGTGAGCCGATATTCCATCATGATTAGGGATATACATCTCCTGTGAAATGGGCATCTTAGGTTCCGCCTGTGGTCTCCATCTGCCACTTCCAGCTCCTCCCATTATAAACCTACCCGTTTCTTCTCTGGCACTTTAGTAGAATCATAGGTTAAGACCATATTATCAGTATTTTTGCTAGTATCAACAGGATAATTTTTAGATATAGCTGCTGTTCCAGAGCCGCCTGTATTGCTTATTTCATATACCGCCGCTGTTACAACACTCTCAATACAAGTAGCATAAGGTGCTTCAGCGCTTATCCCAGTTAGTCCAGCAGTAAATGTCACATTTGTTCTTTCTATAGGGAATCCCGCATTGGAAGCTCCAGCCCTGTAAGTATAAACGCCAGGGCCAGGAACGCCCAATAAGCATTTATATTTGTTTCCTTTAATTAATTTAATCTCCTGTGCAAAGGTAGCTGTATGACTTACAAATGTAGCAGTTCCTAGTAGCACATCTGTATCGTAATCATATATCCATGCTGTCGTCGCTGTTACACTAGCGTGTTTTATAGTTGCCTTATAGAATGAATTATACTTTGCTTCAATTACTACTCCATCAAATCTAGTATGGTTACCCCCGTTGCTTAAACTTTGACCATGAGCATCAGTTATTTCAACCATAGAATTATGCTATTAAATTAGCTACCACAACAATTTGACCATTGTTGAGTTGAGATATAGTAATTCGTGCTGCACCTGCTGTAGCTGTTATTGCCGCATCTACTGCTGTTTTAATATCTGCCACACTTCCACTTGCACTAATTTGAACAGAAGTATCTCCAGCTGCCATTATGCCACGCTTCCTTCAATAATTCCTCTATTGATTAGGTCTTCGATTAAACTTCCTAGAGTATCTGCAACTGCTAAAGCTCCAGCCTCTCCGTTACAATTTAATGATAATGCTGCTGTATGGTTAGTTACTGCAAAAGTCTTACCAGCTGTAGAATTTAAATCTCTCTTACCAGTTGAGGTAGTAGTCACCATTATTTACTTCTCCTTTTTGACCTTGATTTCTTCTTTGGGTTTAGAACTAAATTTAGCGGCCATCTGAATAAGGTAGGCTTTATCGTCTTCCGATTTGTTTTCTTTTTCTTGTAGTGTGTCATATAATTGTTTAGTCATTTTAGTTAGTTACATCTGTAATAACATTAACCGCCTTAGGGTCTGTTAAGATACATTCTCCTTCTTCCCAAATTCTCACTTTTTTACCTATTCCAGGATTATTAATTACTGCTGTAGTTAAGCCCATGAAAGTCTTCCATGTTGCTGCTCTGTTAGGAACTATTTGAATTACATAATTAGTTGTTGCGTTCTCGCTTACTACTACTCTACAACCTAAGATATTCATAACTACTCCAGTTCCAACCTTTTCAGAACTCCAATTAGGTATTGAACTACCCTTAACATTAATTAAGAATTGTAATAAATATCTATGCTCTATTGGATTCATTAATAGGATTGAGCCTTCAGGGTCATACCCAGCTACTCTAATTTTTTGTTTTCCTAGTAAGATATCTTGAATAGGGTCAGCTGTTGCAGTTACATTCCAACCATCAGCTGTTGCTGCTGCGAAGTTTACATTTGAAGGGTTAGGTACAGTTGGCGCTGCTGCTGTAGCTTCTGTGATTACTGAGTAAATTCTAAGGTCTATTTTTCTAGCTAGTCCTCTAGTAAGGTCTCTTAAATTTGTTCCTAGTACATCAACATCTGCGTCTTTCATGTCTTCGATTGAGAATGTAGGAGATTCAATCATGAATTTCTTTACATAAGAAGTGTTTCTAGTCCATTCTTGTTCTTGAACTTCTGGTAATGCTCTTGAACCTACGCCCATAATATTAGAGCCTGTGATTCCAGTAGTAGTTACTGAGTCTAATGTAGCTCCATCTTTAGAGTACCATCTCATTTCTCTAGCGCTTGTCTTTGAGCTAGTTACAAAACTTCTAAAAATATTAGCTTCTAATGCAAAACCTTTTATAGCTTTATCTACATCAAGTCCTCTAATTAATACTTGTCCAGCAGAATCAGCCATCTTTAAGGTTGTCCGCTACAAGGGTTTAATTGAAACTTAAAAGTCTGTAAATCTGTTGCTGTCTCTAATGCCATTCCTAGAATGTTAGCGCTTGTTGCATCTGCTACAACGATTTCGTTATCATCTCCAGTTGCACTATCAATGATTAAATAATCTCCAGCTGTTACTCCAGCAAGTCCAGCAGTTCCTTTAAAGATTCCGCCTAAGTAAACTCCAATCTGAGTGTTTCCATCTGAAGCTATTTTTTCTTCAGCTGCAATTCCAATTACTGGGTCATTGTCTCCGCCAGCTACACTAACAACTCCTAAGTCTGCTATTTTTAAGATTGCTCCTTTTTCTATGCCTGTAGCATCTGCACAAGTAAAAGATACTGGTAAACTTGTTTCGACGATTAGTGTGGTTTCGAGTGCCATTGTAATAAAGATAAAAAAACAAAGTATTTAAATGTTCCTATTTTTTAGGAATCTTAGATTCTGCCAATTCTATCACTTTTTTCGTGATTTCCATGTTCAGTTCCATCTGAGCTAGTTGTTCTTTAGCGTCATCTCGAACCTTAAACCAACGAGCTTCCGTCGGGTCTTTGGCTATTTCGATTCCTAAATCTTTTTTCTCAGTCATTTAATTCTCCAGCAATAACTCGTTTAGCATAATCCTCTGGCGTTTCTTCAACTACTGGTGCTACTGCTCCAGCATCACTTTTTCCAGATAATTTGTTTTCAGCCATTAACTTTTCTTCTCTGTCTAATAGAGTTTTCTTTTCTGCATTAGCATCTTCTAATCTCTTAGCTGCTAAGTTTGCATCATCAATAGTTGTTGCTACAGGCTTGTCTTCCTTAGGTGTTTCTTCTTCAGTCATGTGTATACCTCCTTGTTAATTATTGTAAGGTATTATACTTTATAAAGGTTTCTATACTATTCCAAAATTAAGATTACTAGGTCGGCTATTGTCAGCAACTTTTCTTTTAGCTTCAGCATAGTCTAACCAGAACTCAGCGATAGCTTCCCTGTCTTCAGCTTCAAATTTAGCTAGGTCTCTTTCATATTCCATCGCCCTTGCTAGTCTAGCTACATCTCCAGCTGCTCTAATAGCTGTTAGTTCTATTTCTAAGTCGATTTTCTTTTGATTGTAAATTGTAGTGTTTGCTAAAAAGTCTCCATCTTGCTGTGCCTTCTCTCCCATCGCATCTACCTGTGCCATTTGATTCTCCATTAACTTATCATAAACAGATACTGCTGCAGCTGCTGCTTTCTTATAATCTTGTAGTCTCTTATAGACATTAGCATAAGGTACAAACTCCACTACTTTATCCCAGAATCCTTGGTTTAGTAATGCATCATAGGCTGCTCTAGCTTCAGCGTATGCTTCTGGGTTTTCTTCTCTATATGCTTGAGTTAATGGAAACATTGTAGTCTGTATAGCTTCTTCTAATATAAATTGGTCGAATGGATAAGTTCCTATTCCTCCTACAATCATACCTACTGCCGCTCCTACTGCCGCAGTTTTTACAGACATAGTTGTTGCTACATTTATTGTTCTAGATACTCCAGCAGCGTTGGTTGTTGTTTTAACTACATTTTGAGTTAATAATCTTGTGAGCCATGATTGTGTTTGGAGTAGTGTTTTTGAATTTGATGCTATTTTCCCAGCAGCTGCTCCTTTTTTTCCTGTTTGCATAGCTTTAACAACTTTAGTAGCTTTTCCTACCTTAACTAATTGTACTCCTCCAGCGATACTGAATGGTGCTGTTAATTCTTGAACTGCACCTTCTGGTTTTTCTTCTACTCCACTTCCTAAAAATCTATTAAATGCTGCGAGTTTTGGGTGGTCTTCTGAGAAGTTAGCCCTGTCTTGAGTAAATTCTTCTTTGAAAGTGTTAGTTGTTAAATCGATTGTTGGACTCTCGGTTGAAGGTGAAGTAGTAGTTGGTTTAGTTGGTTTAGTTGGTTTAGTTGGTTTAGTTGGTTTAGTTGGTGTTGTTGTGCCTCCAATCATTCTTAGATTGGGTTTCTTTGTTCTTAAATCAATAGTTCCCATTATCTTAACCCCCAGATTACTAATATTAAGGGGATTCCATAACTAGCAGATATCATTAAGGTATTAAGGTATGTAGCATATTCAACTCTAATTAATCTAACCGTTTCTTTCTTATTCATTTTCTACCCTCCACTTCAGCTGTGGTATCATTAGGTTCTATAGCTTGTTCTTCATCAGCTACTTCTGGGCTACTAACATCTCCTTCTTCCTTTGGTTTATCAGATAGTGCTTCTCCTGTTAAGTCAGCTGGGAATGTTAGCTCTATTTCTAAGTTCAGTTGAGACAATACTTGTTCCTCTATGAATAGCTGTTCTTCTTCTATAGTCTGTTGGAAGGCTAGATAAGCTATTTTACTTGATGCTTCTGTAAAGTTTTTGCTACCTCCAACGATGATATCGGGAACCCCAGTGGCTTGAAAGAAATATTGATTAAGGTTATCAATCCACTGGAGAGGGTTTAGAGTTGCGTTTGGTGCTATTGAGATTGCTTCAAATTCTACTGTTCCTTTAGGTATATACATATTTTCTCCCTTGCCTCTAGCAGCGTCGGTCTTTGCTTTGAATGATTGAATCTTACTTGTATCATCTGTATCTAAATGGTATGCTAACATAGGTTCTACATTTCTATGTAATACTCTACGCCAGTCCGTCATAGCTTCATTTCTCATTAATATAATTTCTTCAATAGCTATTATGATAGAGTTACCATGAGTTTCATCAGCGACCCTGTTTCTAGCTATATGGAATATATCTTCTGGTTCATACTTTAGTGTTCCTTTATCTGGGTTCTTAGCGTTCTGTTCATATCTTATAATTCTTCCTTTATCATTTGATACAATAGTCATTACTCCAGGGTCTAGGGTCTTTATGTTAATTAGAACATCGTCTTCTCTAATGATTTCAGCAAAGGCATCTCCAGCAATATGGTATGTTCTAATCATATTTTCTAGTAAAGTATTAAAAGTATCATTACCTAATCCCTTAATAGCAGACAATAACATCTCAGTAGGTTCATCAGAAGTAAAGCCTTTACCTACAGTCCATGTTGCTTTTGCATCGATTGCAGCAGCTAATTCTGGTATCTTTTTGTAGTAGCCTAAGAATTTACTCCAGTCTTTAATATCATATCTAGTTTCTCCATTTCCCGTCGCTGCATCTGTTGTTACAGGAGCTACGCTATAGTCTGTGTGTTGGTCTTCACTTGCAATTGCGCTTCCTATGTCTGTATCTGGCATGTTATATTAATGTATCTTGTGTATTTAATTCTATGGGTTAATATGAATAAAAGATTTTAGCTCCATAACATTCTTGAGAGGTTATAATACTTGAAGTTTTTATATAATAAGAGTATTTAGTGTTATCTACTAATCCATAAGTTACATCTCTTGTAATAACTCCCCAGGTAGTGCTTGCCATAGTATCTCCTCCTCCAGCTCCTACATCTCTCCTAAATAAAGTCCATGTTTCGGCTAGAGTAGTTGCATCTCCATATACTATTGCTCCAGTTATTGTTGCACCATTTGGAATAGTTATAGGACATAACAAAGGTTCATTAGCTGGGTCTACACTTACAAAGCCGTCCCAATAAGCTCCATTTCCTGTGAAATGAGCTGGACTATAAGCTATTGATGTTTCTTTAAAGATATTATCTTCTACTCTGCCATCTTTAGCACTATCAAAAAGATTTCTGAAGATTCCGAAGGCTAAGCCCATTCTTGGTCTCCTAAGTCTAATATGACTTCTTCTTCTTTTCTCTGGTCGAATGGTTTAGAGATTCCTAAGTATACTTCTTGTTCTCCCATGTCTAATCCTCTATAATAGATTGAAGCTAGTAATCTGCCATATTTACCTACTCTCTGTTTTGGGTCTATCTGTAATTCAACCATTTCTCCTTCAATCTGTCCTTTTAACCAATCTCTAGCTCTACTTCCCCCTTCAGACATTTCTGGGGCATTAATATTTAAAAATCTTACTGGGAAGACAAAGTCTCGTTCAGACCATTGGACTCTAATAGTATCTCCATCTGTAACCTTAACAACTTCAACCATAATATTCTCCGTGATTTGCTTATGGGGAGATTCAAAGTATAAGTCAGCCATTTCAGAGCTTCTAAGTTCGGGAAATCTTTTCCAATCATGCGCCATTCATAAAGTCTTGAGTCTTCTTATCCCTAAGTACACTCAGCCCCCTTAGTGCTGCGTCTCTAAGAATATTAATCATATCTTCAGCTTCTACTCTGCTAGTAAAACCAGACATATCATATTGAATAACATAGATTGCTGCTAGGTCTGAAGCTACTTCCTTTAGAATTGACTTAACATCTGCATCTAGTGTAGTATAAACATCTGAGAAGTTAAATCTACATAGTGAGTTAATTAAGGATTCTACTTGAGTCATGTAGTCATTAGTATAGGCTTCAGCGACGCTGGTAGCACTAGCGTTAGCTCCCGCTTTCCTTGCTACTTCTGCTGTGGTTGCAAATATTCCTGTATCAGCCATGTTAATTCTAATATCTGTATATATTTAAAGTTATGTCTTTTGAACACCAAGCTGCTCTAATCAATCCTTCACATATATGGCTGTATTTACCAAATATCTTTAGCTTACCATCTTGTGTGTATTCAAATTGTATAGACTTCAAGGATTGAAATAAGTTATCATCAGCTCTTAATACTATCTTCTTCTTCTCCATTAAGTTCAGTAAGTTCATATACAAATCATTCTTTAAAATTCCCTTCTTCTGTTTATCTTCTCTATCTAATGGTCTAGCAGAATTGTTAAGAGCCTCAGTTTTCCGTCTAGTAGATTCATCTTCCATTAATTGAGAGAAGACTCCAAAGCCTATACCTCCGTCATCTATGTAGATTCTCTTAAAATGATATTGGTCTTCTAGTCCTAGTATCTCTCTAAAGGTTTCTGTTGTTAGAGTCTTAGTAGTTACCTTATTTTCTATATGTATTAATCTATCTCTATGATTCTTCTGGATAACTTCAAAGGAACTTTCATCTTTTCCCATACCCGCAACATCGACTCCAAGATAATAATTGCCATGATTACTGAGGGAATTGGGTTGCGCAGTATCGTCTGACATACAAGATTTGATTAAGGCATCTGTAAATACCTGTTGTAAATCATCTACAAATTCTCCTAGATATTCTTGGGCATATTGTAGTCTACTCATTCTATTCCTCTCACGCTCCAGGAAATCATCATCTTTTCTAGGACACTCCTCACTTGATACATGGAACTTAGTGAATCCAGAGTCGGGTTGGAACGCCCTATGGAAGTAAGTTCCAGTGCCGTGTGGGGTAGATAAAAGAATTATAGTTCCTTTAGTTACCGCCAACATTGGAGTTACCGCCGTCCAAACTTCCTCTGGAATAAAAGCTGCTTCATCTGCAATAAGTAAATCCACTGTATATCCTCTAATTCCATATCCTGTTAAACCAGTAGGTAGACAATAAATAACAGAACCATTCTTTAATTGTATCTTGTGTTTGGTAGGTTTACCTTTACCTTTTTTTATAGAATTTTTATAATTAATTTCTAAATATCCTAAAATTTTCTCAAGTAATAGATATGCCTGTCTTTCAACTGAGGCTATTACCATTACAGTTTTGTTTCTATTCTCTGTTGCATACTTAGCCGCCTTTCTGGAGACTACGAATGACTTCCCAACCTGTCTGCCGCTGCATATACAGAGGTTTCCATTCGTGCATAATACATTCTTCTGCCAATCATCTAAGTGTATAACCATAGATAAGCTAGTCGCAGCACCTTTATATACCTTACGATTTTAAAAGATTTTGCGGCGAGGGGTAGATAAGAGAAGATGAAAAGCGACAAGACTCGTTAATACGGAGAGCGGCGCATCAGCGCCGCTGAGTGCCGAAGGATATCGGCACAGCGACCCGCACGAAGTGGGCTGGTCGCAAGGACATACACGGTCGTCGAGCTTATAATGGCGACAGAGCGGTAGCGACGAGCTTATATGCTTGACGCCGCATTATACCATTCACGCACGACCACGAGCACGGGGTCGCTATAAAGTTCGACTCATAGTCGAACTACGCAACGCATACTAATAAAGAAGGGGGGCGTTGTGAATACACTCATTAATAAACAAACATATATAAAGGAGTAGTGGTTAGTCTAGTTATTGATTATTAAGTCCTAGAATAAGAACACATCAGTTAATGAGTTGTGTGCGTGTGATGGTCGGTATGACTCCGACGGTAAACTAAAAGCGTACTGAAACACGAATAATAATCAGGTTTGAGAAGACAGGGTTCTATTATTATATATTTATTTAATGAAGAAGCACATTATTATAGATAAGAGGTGATGCATTATTACATAGTTGAGAGCACGCACACGCACAAGTATCGGAGGGTGGGAGCGTAAGCGAGCAGTATCGTATAACGACCTCAGTCGTGTTAATAGAAAAGAAATAGAATGGGAGTTATCATCTCCCAAATTGATTATTCGATGTTTACTAAAGGCATATTACAAGCTAATATGAACCTATCTTCATTGAAGTTAGGGTTCGATTGTTTGCACATTGTTGTAAGTAACCATACTAACGAATTAAAGTTACCTTTAGCGTCTTTAATACATTGAGCAATAGCCGTAAAGTGCATTCTAGTCATCATTTTAACTTAGTTGATTTACCTACCACTGCATACATATCTGTTCTTTTAGCAAAGCTTTCTGCACAATGCCTAGTGCAAAACGGAACTATTACTAAATAACATTCTTCATCTTGTTTCCAGTGTTTAACCGTTGCTTTGGTAAGTGGGCTTACATATCCTTTATTTGTCATTTTGTTTTATCATATTCCTCCTTTCATTAATTATAAATGTCTTTAGCTTATTATCCCAATACACGACTTGGAGCTTATCACTACCACAATAAACTAATCTTCCTTCTCTAATCATTGACTCTATTAAGTTCGGCATGAGATTATCAATAAGGGGATATCATCGAACGAAGTGATGATTTCAGTGGGTGAGAGTAAGTAAATATTTACATTCAGAGTACTCCGAAGCCCCCGCTGATGTTGTGCGTGTTCGCACCAGGGGGTCTGAATGATATATATTTATCTACGAACCCGCTTCCGAGATAGCTATCTCGGCGTATTCGTGGTCGTCGTCTTGTATCTTTATCATAGAATGGTGGAATATAGTTTTGTCATCAATCCCCAGAGAATTAAAAACAGAATCAATAAGGAACTTCTCTCGATTAGCAATATCAACTCTTTTAATATCTCCATCTTTAGTGAACCAGTTCTCATGTATAGTTACTATTACTTTTAAAGGTTGGTCTTCTGGTAGCACTTCTAGCTCCTCTACGGGTCTGTCATGCACTATCTGGTCTATTTCCTCACGCAGCTCTTTAGCTTCTTTAGTTAAGAATTTCCTGTATCCCCTCTGCCCGTATAAGTGGTTTATCGTTGGGGTTTTGAATGGTATTGTTATGTTCATTGTATCCTCCTTGTAATATTATTAAATCTAAATACTCCGTCGCTGTTCTCTTTGATATGCCTCTAACCTTCATCATTTGATTTATTAGTTCGCTCTTATTGACAGAAGCTCCAGTTGCAAATATTTTTCGGAGCAGTATCTTTACTTCTTCAATTCTGGCGTATTTTTTATCTTTGTTATCCATTTTTTTAATCTTTTCTCCTCTTGTTTAAATTGCTTGTAGTGGAAGCTACACATATAAGAATTGCTCCTCTTACCTAGTAGTTTACCACATCGAAGACATTTCTTAGCTTTTTCTGGGAATCTTTCTTTCATTTCTCTTTCAATTTTTTGCTTTAGTGCAATATCTGCTATGAATACCATTAGGTTAGCTTATCCCCAGCTTTTTCATTGATTATTGTTTTAATAGTTACTTCATTTCTTCTACTAATACATCCTAAAGCTTTCATATTGAATATCTCATCTTTAATTCTCTTGATGAACTCTTTTACATCTTTAGCTAATATTACTTTACCATAATCATTAGTTGGCTCTTTTCCTTCTATAAATAAATATTCTGCATTTCCTATATTGCCCATTTTATCGCTTAGTGTTTTGTGTGTCATTGTGAATATAAAGCAGCTTTAACGGCTGCAAGTCGCTCTGTGTACTTTAGAGTATAAGACGGGAGAGAGAGTTTATGAATCGAGGTTGAATCCCCGTTGTCTCTTTTCTCTCTCCCAGTGAGACTATTAAGCCTTAACTAATAGTGCTTGGGGTCTTAATACTGTCATATCTTTTCCAGCAAATTCTATCTCTTTGTGCATAGATTGGAATTGTTTACCAATCCATTCTTTAGAGTCTGTGCTTTTAAACATCTCTTGTAGTGCTTTTAGAGCCTTGAAACCTGGTGTGTATGTATAACTCTTACCATTTGTTTCTACTGGTAGATTTAGAACCTTCTTCACTTTTCCGTTCTTCTCTAGTTCGTCAATCTTTCCTTCGCCTTTGATAGTTACAATCGCATTGTTTGGGCATGTATTCGCATTTAGATAATCGCCATCTGTTATTTCGCCTGTGTTTACCATATTTTTTTTACCTCCTAAGTTTAGTTAAAGTATTTATCTAGTATGAATAAGATTTGTTGATTAGTGCTTCTTCTCCCTTCCTTAGCTTCTTTGAAAATTTTCTCAAATAGTTTGGTTGAAGGGTAGATAGTTAATCTAGTCTTGGTTTCCATAGTTATCTTCCATATGTTTATTTATAAGTTCTAGTCTATCCAGCGTCGCTGTGCTAATAGTTTCATCTTTTAATTTTATTTCCCAGTTGCAACCTTTAGAATTTTTAGTTAATTTTAGTGACTCCTTAGATTGGTCTAGCCATTCTGGAATGTTGTCTTGTTGTGGGTCTGTATCTACCATAGTTAATTGAGGTATAATACCTTTATAAACCTTTCTATTATACATGTTTAGCGTGGCTGCAGTCATACCAATCAGAGCCGTCACATACAAACACAAAACCACCATACGAATCTATAGTTTCGTCTGTTCCTTCGTGCATTATAAAATCCTGTGTTCCTGCTCCCTCTGCATGTTCTAATGTTAAATCATTAGTTGTATCTTTCCTAACTATAATAAGTTTTTGCCCATCTACTCCACCACTAAGCCCCCCTAAAACAACTGCTCCCCCTGTTGTTGTAACGAATAAAGTATTAACATTACTAACATCTGTGTCATCTGCTGATGCTGTGATTGTTGTTGTAGCTGAAGAAATTGCACTATCTAAAATAACTACTCCTGTTCCTGTATTAATTAAATAATCTCCATCATTAACATTTAAATAAAAGTCATTATCAGCGCTGTCTTGTAGCTCAAATTGAGCTTTAACTGCTGCACCTTTTTGAAAGTTTAGTCTAGTATAATCTGTTAAACCTTGTCCCCCTTCTAAGATTAAAGTTGTTACTCCAGTTGTTGATAAAATTTTCATATCAGAATTACCTGAATTTGAAATGTCTAAATTTGCTTGAGGTGTTGTTGTTCCTATTCCTAAATTTCCAGCTGTGAGAGTCATATAATGGGTTGTCGCAGTTCCCCATGATTGAATATCATTCATAGCATCTCTTTCCCAATAAGTTCTAGTATCAGTATTAGGAGTTAAAAAAGAAGCATCAATACCTATTGAATCATGCAATCTTGCAGTTGTCCAATCATTACCAGCTGCATCTCTTATTAAATGTAAACTATTACTCAAGGTATTAGCTGTAATACCTGTTGTTCTTTTAAGAATTTGG